GCGGCTGACGCTTGCGGCGATGATCCTCTCCCTGGCCCTGGCGGTCGGTCGCTACCTCTGGCGGGGCGGTCGTATCGTCCCCTGGAATGCCTACCAAGCCCGCCGGGCGACCTGTCGAGCGTGCGAGCATGTCAAGGGTTCGCGGTGCGGCCTATGCGGATGCTACCTTCCGCTGAAAGCCCTCTTCCCAGCCGAAAAATGCCCTGATGATCCTCCCCGCTGGGAGGCGGTAAGCCTGACAATGCCGACCGATTTGACGGGCAAGATGCCGAGCTACAACGGGTGCGGGTGCGGATCATCTCCGAATCCTCCTGACCTGCCGATTGTCTCGGGGGACTGATGCGACTACGGGTCTACTTGCATTGCCCGATGATGGGCGACTTCTGGCGCGAGATCGCGGGGGAGATGTGGGGGCAGATCGACGGTTCCGGTCTCTATGACGCGGCAAGCGACCTGACGGCGGTTCTGACGGGCGACGACTGCCGGCGGTACCTTCCGTGGCGAGGACAGCCGAAATGGCGGGAGATTGTCACGGGGGCCGATCCTCGGGCGACCTACGAATACCCGACCCTGTACCAGCTCTGGCTTGATGCCCAATCCGACCCAGAAGCGTCCTACCTGTACCTTCATCTCAAGGGGGCCAGTGCATCCTCCTCAGACATTCCTTGCCAATGGTCCGGCCGGCGGGGACGCGATCGGTGGCGGCGGATCATGGCGTACCATTTGGTCGGCCGATGGCGACAAGCGGTCTCTTGGCTGACCGATTACGACTCTGTCGGGTGCTGGCTGGTTCCGAGCAACACCCCGCACTACGGCGGGAATTTCTGGTGGGCTCGCGGGGAATGGCTCTCCAGACTCAAACGGCCCGAGCCGGCTCCCTGGGGCTGGCCGGGGGGTGATCATCCGAGGCTGTGGGCGGAACTATGGCTCATGAGCGAGCCGGGCGGGCGACATCACGAGACCTTCGGCGGGCATTTCATTTTCGATCGACTCTACCAGACCGATTCCTACCGATAACGACCGACCAGAAAAAGATCGGTAATATCTTGACCGATCAGTACCGATCTGATATAGATTGAGTAACGAATTGATCGGTCGAGTTTGGTCCTAGTTGGTGGGGTGAATCGTGGTCAATCATGTCGCTTATTTGGTTCGGTGGCCGGTGCTGATGCGCGGGTCGATCTCGCAAAGGTGGTTTTCTGATCTCCTTCTGGCTCGGTCGGAATACGACCGGCAATCCCGGATTGCTAGGGAAGTCGCGGACAAACACCCTAGCACGGAATGGTACGGCCGATGCGTTACCCTGACGCGGGTCGAGGCGATGCCATACATGGATCTGGGCGACGTCCTAAACGGGCAGGGGGTCCGTCAGTCGGTCCTACAGTCGACCGATCTCGGGCTCCCCCAGGCCAATCAAGACACCCCGAGTATCGAGGCTGCTCGGGAGATCTTAGCCGAGGTCATCCAGGACCGGGTCGTCAGAATCGATCACTTGCTGGATCGGATCGAGTCAATTTCTTTTCATCGCGGGTATCCGGGATGCTCCGATCAGATCCGATCGGTCGCCGAGGATCTGCGGTCGATCGTCTGGGGCATGGTAGACGATTCCCAGCCGGTTAAAGCAATCGAAGCGACCGAAGCGGTGGTGATGTGATGACTGAGACCAATCCCATTTTGCCGGGGCTGGTGCGCCAGCTCCTGGCGGCCCGCTGTGAAAGGGTTTCGATCAGTCATCTTGCGGATCGGGCGGGATGCTCGACCTTCACGATTAAACGGATTCTAAACGGCGAGGACGTGCCAGCGGCGTCTCTCGTTCGGGTTGCGGTTTCGCTGGGTCTCGTGGTCACGAAAGGACACGAATAATGTCTACTGTCGAGCAAGATCAGGACGTGATCGATCCCGAGTTCTCGGTATCGGACGAAGTCGACCAGACCCTTCCGCCGGACGGGGATCTTTCCCAAGAGGCGGCCGACCAGGCCGAGACGATCTTGAAAAAGAAGCTGGCCCACTTGGAAGAGATCGAGGCCCTGCGCCGGAAGATCCGCGAAGAGATGAGGCTGGAAACGAAATGGCAAGGCGAGTTTAAGCTGGCAAAAAAGCGACGGGAGCGGATCGAGCAGCTCTTGGCCGACCTGATCGACCAGGGCTGGGACGGGGAGCAGAATCTCCCCCTCGACGGAGACGTCCAGGTCAACGGATCTGCCAGCACGCCACCGCCCGCGCATCGCACGGGCGAGCCGGTCACGATGGAGACGCCAATCGCCCAGGTCGGTTTTGATTCCGACCTGATGAACGCGATCGAGACGATCCAGCAGGACTACCCGATCACCAACCTGGGGGAGATGGGTCTCTGGTTGGACAAGCAACCGACCGACAAGCGATCGGCCTATCTGACGTCCGGTCATGAGTCCGCGATCCAGGCCATGATTGACCAGGTCAAAGAGTCCTGCCGGCGGGCGATTGCTGAGGATGAATCCTGGAAGGCGGTCGCGATCGACGTCCTGGCCGAGGGGGAGAAAGGAGTCTCCGAGGCGGTCCTGGCGTGTTTGCGAAAGCGGGAGATCGAGACGATCGGCGACCTAGCGGCGTGGACGGCCAGCGGGAAGCAGCTCGCGGATCTCGACGGCATCGGCAAGGCCAAGGCCGAGCGGATCGAAGATGCGATGGAGGCGTTCTGGCGACGACGCAAGCGGGGGCAGTGATACGAACATGACCGGGTCCGTCTGGTCGCGGCGAGGCTGGGCGAGGCAAGGCCCGGCATCACAAGGCAAGGTTCTTTCAACCCGTAGGAGCATTTTCATGAGAACGGCAAGGGTTCATTTTGTGGGTTTGGTTCCGTTTAGTTCATCGTGTGGGTTTCGGTCCGAGAGGCGCAGCAAAGAGACTCATGATCAATACGAGGATCGATGCTGGAGGGAGAGGGCTCATATCGAGAATGGGGAATGGTGTATCCCCCCGATGGCGTTCAAGCTGGCATTGGTCGCGGCCAATCGTTACGACTCGATCAAGCTCGAAAAGCAAAAGACTTTTACGAAGCTTTTTGAGGCTGGCGTCGCGCCGGTGCCTGACCCGGTTCCGATCGGTATCCGGGAGGATGAGATAACGGGGGAGACTCTTTTCGTCCCTTCGGATGGGGTCGCGGGCGGCGGAAAGCGAGTATGGAAAACGTTCCCTGTTGCTCCGGCGGGCAAGTGGCGTGGCTCCGTTCAGTTCACCATTTTTGACGATCGAATTACTCCCGAGATCTTTGAGCGGGTCTGCAAAAACGCGGGCATGTTCGTAGGGGTTGGACGATGGAGACCCGAGCGAAACGGTCTCTATGGTCGATTTGAGGTAACACAGATCGATTGGGAATAACTCCAAAATCGGCGTGGACGGGCTTGGCTAGGCAGGTCGCGGATCGGAAAGTCTTGACGAGTCTAGTCGTGTCGAGGCTTGGAAAGTCAAGGCAAGGCCCGGCATCACAAGGCAAGGAATCTTTTAAGGGTGAGGAAATGCTATTACACGTCGGGGAAAACTCCGAGGCGGGCGTTCTGAGGTCGATCCTGATCCCCACTATCGAGGCTCGCGATTACGATCGAGTTTTTGAGTTCACGGAACTGGAGCGGCGTCTCGGCATTGATCACGAAAAGTTAGTCGGGATCGTGTGGAGATTGAATCGGCAGATCGAACGGATCTATGGCGTCTCGTTCTCGCTGATCTCGGGAGTCGGTTATCGTCTCGCGAAGGCTGATGACCTAATGGACATGGTCGACATGCGTCGACGGAAGCTTCATCGCCAGGCCAAGCGAGGCCGACGGATTGCCGGAATCGCTCTTCAGCATAATCTCGACGAATCGCAGCGAGCCAAGGCGCTCCTTTCGCAAGCCCACTTTGGCGTTGTCGCAGCGGCAACAGACGCGCGATCGTTTGGGGATGCCGACAAGCTGCGGAAAGTCGTCGGGCTCTCGTTTCCCGATCCTCGATTGCTGGGAAGCGAATCAGTTAAGCAAACAACTTGATACATGCGTGGAATGGCCAAGCCAGTCTGGGCGAGTCTCGGCAGGGCATGGCGAGGTTTTCATGATCAGCGAATTCAATCCAGGAGTAGCGGCGATGGCTCGCGGTGACACGATGTCAGAAGACGAGGACGGGCCGACCGGGTGCGTCGGGATCGTCGTCGCGTTTCTTTTGTGGCTGATCCCGGCGGCGTTCGGGCTCGGCCTGGTGATCGGTCGAACATGGTAACGAACGGAAGGGGTGAGCAATGTGGCTCTTTACAACTCACGGGCTCTTGTCGGTCGTCAAGCGGAAGAGATCCGACCAGTTCCAGGTCCGGGCGCGGGTCCGAAAGACCCTGGAACAGATCGCCCAGCTACTCTATCGGGAGGACGTCGAGATCATCGAGACGTCGGACTCCGACTACAGGTATCGGGTTCTCCTGTCGTTCGATGAGTGGTTGAAGCTGATCCAGGAACTGGCCGGAGAAGTCGACTACAGCAACTTCAAACACGAAGTGGCGGCCCTCCATGGGGAAGACTCTGCTTACTATTCCCTTTGCTGCGCCGTCTGGGAAGAAGGGGCGATGAGGCTTCAGGAAGGGGCGGCGCATGAGCAATAGCCTTTCTCTGGACCCGCTGATTCAAAAGGTAGACGCTTTGATCCATGAGGTCAACCGGCTTCGGGATCAGATCGACGGCCGTCTCCCGCTTCCCGAAAAGAACTGGACGATCCAAGACGCGGCCCGAAAGCTCGGCGTCAGTACGGCTACCCTTTGGTGTCGCATCCAGCGGGGGAAGATTGACTCGGTCAAAGTGGATGGCCGGCGGACGATCCCCGATGCCGAAGTCCGGCGGCTGATGCTCCTATTCCCTCGGGGCTCGGTTTGCCCGCCGGGCGGCCCGGAGTAGCGTCTCCCTGATCCATGTCGACAACCCCTGGCCAGCCAAATGGCTGGCCAGGACTATTTCGGACAGCTCGTCAGAGTTGACCCGGAACGTCGGCGTGATTGTCTTCCTTTGCTCGGGGCTGATCGCTGGGCGCCCGCGTCGAACTGGTTCAGTCTGAGTCTTCACTCTCTCCCTCCCGGCTCCTAGATCGATCGTCGTCCCTTATAGCATATCCGAAGAAATTTTCCGGGGTACAAATTTTTCCAGTTTTCTTTGTTGACATCCGAATAAAAGAGGGTACATTAAATCTGTCGAGACGAGAAAGGAAACGAGACGAAATGCTTACGACGATCGACCGAATTCTCCGAGGCCTGGCTGACGCGACCCACCGGGAGGCCGCGTTTTCCGAGGTCGCGATGTGGGCATCGGTGTTCTTTTCGATGATCGGTTACGAGAGACAGGAAGAACAAGAGTGAGGACAAGCCCGGGGCCGCGATGGCCTCGGCAACATGGAGAGATGAGATGAGCGAGATGAATGTGATCGAGATCGGGCGAGTGCTCGATGGCCACGGCGACCGATTCGCCGGCAACGATGTTGCTGACATGTCCGAGGCATGGGCGGAGGCGGGATTTAGCGCGGCCGATGTCGATCTGTGGTGCCGGATCGGCGTATGGGAGCCATCGGTCGCAGCCGAATTCCGCGATGCAGGCGCGTCCCCTGACGACATCGTCCAGGCCGTCGAGAGAATGACGGACGACATACATCCCGACGATCTAGCTGAGCGATGGACAGGCGGCAACCCGATTTACTCGGTCTGCAATTACGATACGCCTGTCTCGGAAATTCTCAAGCATTACCTGACGCGATAACCCGTCCTACCGATCAACCGGTCGCCCCCGCCCCGGCGGCCAGCTATCGGACATCAAGCCGCGCTATCGACTCTGTTTCCTCTTGGGGGAAGAAGTGTCGGTAGCGTTCTCGCATCTCTTGGGTCTGGTGTCCCATCCAGCGATCGATCAGGTCGGCCCGGACCCCGGCGGCGGCCAGGTTTGAGGCGAACGAATGACGCAAAACGTGATAGCCTCGAAGCCTCTCGAAGCGAGACCCTCGGAACATCTCCCGCCAATAGTGGACGGCCTGGTCGCGGGTGATCCGTTTTGACGGATCGAGACCGAACATGACGGACCCGCCAGGGTGCTTGGTCAGATGCTCGCGAATGACCCGGTCTAGGGTCGGATGGATCGCGACGGTTCGGGTGGACCCCTGTCGAGACTTGACCCGTTTTCTCTCGCGGACGATCAGCGTCCCCCGTCCGATGTCCCAGTCTTCGGGTCGGGATCTGATCCATTCGGACCGCCGGACCCCAGCGAGAGCGCATGCGTAGATCGCTCCCTTGATCCAATGGGGAGCCCGATGGTCGACGACGGCGAGCAACTCCGACAATTCTCCCGCAACCAAGACGCAGGAGTCCCAGTAGGCTTGGGCCTGGGTGTCGTCGAGTCCCTCGGTCATCCTTTCGACGTCGGCCAAGGTGCGGAAGGGCTCGGCCCTGGGAGGCTTGGGGATGGCCAGGCCGGCGGATGGATCGGACCCCTGGGCGATCGACTGCCCGACGACCCATCTCCAAAGAACCCGAAACGTCGAGATCTCTTTTCTTACCGTGGCTCCCGAGACCTGGGCCAGCCGGCGGTCCCGATACTCGGCCAAGTGTCTGGGCGCGATCGACTGGACGGGGGCTGACCCCAGAATCCGTCCTAAGTGTCCTAGATGGAGGTCTTCGGTCTTGACCGTCGATACGGCATGCGTCCCCTCGGCTCTCGCATCCCGATAAGCTTGGATCGAGTCTTCAAGGGTCCGGGTCGGCGACGGGGATCGGCCCAGGAGCCAGTCGGCGATCTCCTGACCTGGGGGAATGGTGGTGATCCCGTTCTCCAGCTCCCAAAGCTTCGACATGGCCCGGCGGTGGATCTCTTCGGCCCGTTTTTTCTGGTCGGTACCGTAGGAGATCATCACCCGCCGGCCGGCGAATCGGAACCGGGTAAAAAACTTCCCCGTTCTCGGGTCGCGGTGGATGCTCCTCACGTTTCCCCGCGCTTTCTCCGCGCTTTCTCCGCGCTTTCTCCGCGCTTTCTCCGCGCATTCCCCGCGCTTCGCTGGCCCGGTCGTCCAGCATGCGTCCAGCGGAATTGATCGCCGATAACCCGATCTTCCCTCCCCTGGTTTTCCATAAAGCCTTATCCCGTAATCATTGCCGAAGAAAGGACTCGAACCTTCACGGGTGTTACCCCACCAGAACCTGAATCTAAAGGTCGATCACGGCTGAGTATTCGTTTTCATCGAAAACACTGGCTGAAATGAGAAAACGGGCTGGACGGCTCTATTGTTCTTTGGTCATCCGCGATCAAAAACGTCCAGCATTTGTCCAGCATGATCTACGTCCGGCGGCTGGACGAGATGATCCGGTCGGCCCGCTTGTCGGCGATCGACTCCGAGCGAGCGACGACGGCCCAGATCGCGGCCGGAATCCAGCCGATCAGCGTAAGCTGGAGGACCAGACACAGAAGAGCCGAGCCCGGACGACCACTTGCAAACAGAGAGATCGGCGGAGCAAACAGAGCCAGCAGAATCCCCATAGGAAGCCCTTTCTTCAAAAGACCCTGGCCATTATTGGGACCGGCTGGATGATATGCAATATCTTTACCAATGTGAGGATAGGCAAAATAGACCCTGGCAGTCGGGTATCGAGGCCAAACAATGATCTACAATCTGGCGTCTAGTTTTGGGGTGAGCTATGGCGGCAAAGAAAAAGACGATTCGCGGCGGTCATCGTCGAGCATTCGACCCGATCAAGGCGGCCAGCTTCCAGCGGAACCTATCGGCCTGCTTGGATCGTCTGGGGATGACCCTTGACGATCTCCGTCCCCATCTGTCGCGGAGAGTCTTCGATACGCTTCGAGGACCAAAGAATCATCTGAAAGGCGAAACGTCGGCGGTTCTCGAAAAGGTGCTGCGAATCTACAACGCAAACGACCTTTTCCGTCGAGAAGTCCCCGGGCTCCTGGTCCATCCCGAGACCGGCGAATCGGCCCCTTCTCCCCAGGAATTCCAGCCGATCGAGCCTCCGGCGATAAGTACCGATATTGAACTAGGAATAATGCTCTCTTCTATTCTTCGGGCTGGTTCAGCGGTCCAGATCCAAGCTGTCCGGTCAGTCATCGAGTCGATTTTCCGATCCCTCTGAAAACTTTCCCGATCTCAACTCTCAAGATCTCCGACCTTTGCGGCGTCTCCCTTCGCGCGCGGGTGAATTCTGTCGTTTCCTTCCTTGACCGATCGTCATCTGATCGGTAAGATTTCTACAGATCAATAACTGGTCTGGACGATCAACCCAAAAGAGAGGTTGATCGGGACCAGGATCTGGAGACGTCGAGCATGTGCCAGCCAGCAACAATCGATCAAGAGGTTAAGGTCCATCCCTTCGAAAAGGCCGGTCTCGGCCGGGCTCCGTTCGCGTTCGTCGCGATGCGGGAGAACATCTACTCGGCTTGTCCGGGGCATTCCCAGCCGGGCGGAACGTGCGACTACTGCGGGACCGGCATCATGTACGAATGCGTTATCGAGTCCGCCGACGGGAGGCGGTTTGTCGTCGGCTCCGATTGCGTCCGCAAGACCTACGACCCGAAGCTGGTCCCCCTGGTCGAGTCGGTCGAGCGAGAACGGAAACGGGATCTGGCCCGCGCCGCACGGAAGCGACGACTGGACGCGGCGATCGCCCGGGCGAATGCCGAACTTCCCGCTTGTCGTGAGTGGGTCGAGGCGAACCGGGAAATACTGGCCGGCATGCGTCACCCAAACGACTGGATGGCCAAGCGTGGCGAGACTCTGGAGGGCTATCTCGACTGGACTCTCCGGGTTCGCGGGCCGGTCGACGCGGTCGCGGTTGTTAGTCATTACCGATCAAAGTTCGGGTCTTGATCCAACCCCTCCAGGCTGGGGCGTCACCTTCTCCAGCCTAGTCAATCTCCGGCGTGCTGGCCCTGGGTTGGTCCAGTGACGGATTGGGGCGAACGTCGGTAGTGGTGAGCGCGCCGGGCGGCATCCCGGCAATTCAACTCTGGGAGGGTGATCAATGGAAAAGGGCGCTTTGACCTTGACCCGGCGGACGGGTCAGTCGGTCGTGATCGGTGGGGTTGAGGTCGTGGTTATGAAGGTCGGTCGGGGTCAGGTCCAACTTCGGATCGTCGCCGATCGGTCTGTTCCGATCGTTCGCGGCGAGCTAGAAAAGGGGGTCGCATGAGTAACGCAGCAAAACCGACCAGTCGCGATCGGTGGCTGGCGAAACGTCAGGATGGGATCGGGGCGAGCGATGCGCCGGCGGTCCTCGGGGTCTCCCCTTGGATGGGTCCGACCGAACTATGGGGAATCAAGACCGGCTTGATCGAGCCGACCCAGAAGATGACCCGGCAGATGGCTTTCGGCCAGAAGCTGGAGGCGGTCGTCGCGGCGGAGTACCGGGCTCGGCATCCCGAGATTAAGACGTCCAACCCTGGGAAGTACGCGATTCAGCGGCACGGCGAGTATCCGTTCCTATTCGCGACATTGGACAGGAGGATCGAGCAGGACGGGACTCCCGGTGTCCTCGAAGTGAAGACGACGTCTGAGCGGATGGCGTCGGCCTGGGATGTCGAGCCCCCCCTACATGTCCAAGCCCAGGTCCAACATCAACTCATGGTAACGGGCTACTCCTGGGGAGTCGTCGCGGTCCTGATCGGGGGGAGTGATTACCGGGAGTTCGCGGTCGAGCCCAATCCTCGATTTCTCTCGGTTTTGCTCATGCGAGAGCTGGAGTTCTGGCTCGCCGTCGAGTCGAAGACCCCGCCGAAGGAAAGGCCCTCGGTCGACCTGGCCGAGGCTCTGGAACGCCTTCACCCGGACGATTCCGGGGCGGTGATCGATCTCGGTCCCGAGGTTCTGGCGATCGACGCGGAGCTGGTCAGCGTCCAGGCGACCCTCTCGGAGCTGGAAAAGAAAAAGAAGGATCTTCAAGCGGAAATCCAGTGCCGATTGGCGGGGGCAACCTACGGAAAGCTTCCCGACGGGACGGTTTGGAGCTGGAAAACGCAAGAGCGGGGCGAGTACGTCGCCAAAGCGAGCAAGTACCGAGTTCTCAGACGAAAAGGGGTGAAATAATGGGGACGCAAGTCGTTAAAGGGTCAGATCGGGCGGCAACGGTCGCCAAGCTTCTGGAACCGTATCGGGAGCCAATGGCTCGGCTTCTGCCTCGGCATATTCCGGTCGAGCGAGCGCTGGAATTGTGCGCGATGGCGATCCGGGAGACCCCCAAGCTGTTGGAGTGTACCCAAGCGAGCCTGGTCGGTTCGCTGATCGAATGCACCAAGCTGGGTTTGTCTCCCAATAACCACTTGGGCCATGCCTACTTGATCCCGTTTCGAAACAGTCAGGCCGGAACGTTCGAGTGCCAACTGGTGATCGGATATCAGGGATTTTTGGAGCTGGTTCGGCGGTCGGGCTCGATCCTCAAAGTCGAATCTCGGGCGGTCTTCGGGGGTGACGAATTCGATTTCGACTACGGGACTAATCCCTACGTCAAGCACAAGCCGGCGGGAGACGAGATCCCGGCATCGTTGACCCATGTCTACGCTATCGCCTGGCTCGCTGGTGGGGTGACACAATTTGACGTGATGAGCAAAAAGGACGTCGATCGGATTCGGTCGATGTCGAAGGCGGGGAGCAAGCCGGGGTCTCCCTGGGTGAATCATTACGTCGCGATGGCCAAAAAGACGGTCATCCGTCGGCTTTGCAAGACTCTTCCTTGTTCGGATGATCTCCGGCAAGCGGTCGCGATCGATGAGCGCGAAGAGCTCGACCTGGGGAAGCCGAGATCGGTCGTAATCGAGGCGGCCGGCGGGCGGTCGAGTCTCGACGTTCTGACGGATTCTCTGTTGCCCGAGTCCGCTCCTGTTGAGTCGGTCTCCGTCGAGGGGGAGATTCTCGACGCGGACGCCCCACCAAACAAGCCTCATCTACAGGTTCTCAAGGCCATGACGGCCGGCGTGATCGACAAGAGCGAGTACGACCAGCTTTGTCAACTGCCGACGGCCGACCAGCCGGCGGCATTGGAGCGGATGATCGAGCGGACCAACTAGGGAAGGTGCGGACGTCATGGATCGGCAACAGGAGATGACCGGCTGGCAATGGTGCGCACTGGCCCAGGGCGTGGTCGGGGATGGTGAGTTGAGATTGAGTCCGACCGAAAAGCTGGTCCTGATCTGCTTGGCGGCCCATGCCGACGGTCGGGGCCAGTCGTTCCCGAGTTGGGCGAGGATGCAAACGTTTTGCTGTTGCTCGCGCGCCTCAATTCATCGCTCGATCGGACGTCTGCGGGAGATCGGCGTCGTGAGCTACCAGCGGCGGACAAACGAAGCTGGGAAACCGTCGTCGAATCTCTACCAGCTCGACGCCCGACGGCTTCGGAACCTGAATCGATCCAAGGCCAAAGAAAAGGGGGTGAGGTCTCATGATGAGACCACTACTGAGGGGTCTCATGGTGAGACGTCTATAGGTCTCATGGTGAGACCACAAAGCGAATCTAGGGGTCTCACGCTGAGACGGGAGGGGTCTCACGCTGAGACGGGTAGGGGTCTCACGCTGAGACGGGAGGGGTCTCACGCTGAGACGGGTAGGGGTCTCACGCTGAGACGGGAGGGGTCTCACGCTGAGACCCTAACTCTACCAATGAACTCTACCAATAGAACCCTACCAGGGAAGGAGGAGGAAAGTCCCCCTCCCCTCACCAATGAATTCCAAAGGAGCATGAAAGACGTTTTCGGGGACAATCCCGACGATGTCGCCAGCAAGCTCTCGCATCTTCCGCAGTCGACAAACGAAGCGGTCGACCCCAGCCGGAATCCCTTCATCGTGAAAGACCAGATCGTCGCGGAGTGGAACGCGATCGCGGCCAAAGCCGGCTTGAACGAGTCGGTCGAGATTCTCGGGGGAAGGCTCCACAAGCTGCGCGAGTGTCTCCGGTCGGATCAGTTCGCCCGTCGGTGGAGGGAGATCATCGCCATGATCCCCGAGAGCGGGTTTTTGTGCGGCCGGGTGCCGGGCAAGGCCGGATCTCCCCCGTTTCGGGCGAGCCTCGACTGGCTCCTGCGGGACGACAACTGGCTGGCGGTCTTGGAGAGGAAGTATCACGACAAGGGGGTGGCGGCGCCGACCAAGCCGACGACCGTCATTGAAGCGCTGAGGGGGAGACGATGACAAGCACCGAGCTAACAGAGTGGATCGTGTACCACAAGGCGACGTTCGGGTCGTGGAAACGATTTCTGGACGAACAGTCGGACGCCGAGGCGGCGGTAACGGCCGACCGGATTACGGGCATGATCGGCGGTCTGACGCTGGAGGCGGCGAAGGCGGCTACCGATCAGATCCTGATGATGGAAACGACCCCTAGGGCCGAACGGCATGTGGTCGAGGTCTGGCGGATCGCCCGCGACATCGACACCAAGGCGTCAGTCCGGCGGGAATTCGCCAAGCACGGCGAAGCAGCCTACCAATGTGTCTACTGCCGCGATACGGGGGCGTGCGGTGTGTTTATCGGATCGGCCCCCTATTGGACGATGCTCGACCCTGGGACAGGCAATCGCGTGCGAGTCGTGGAGTGGGTCTGGAGGTCGCACAACTTCCCGGACAACGCACTACGTCGAGTCCATTCGGTTCGGTGTTGCTGTCAGGAAGGGGGGATGAGCAGGGAGGTACTCGACACCGTAGTAAGGGAGTGGGGACCGAAGTGGCGGATCAGCGGAACGGAACAACCCCAGCCAGTCGGGATGATGGAAAGGTCGTTTTGGGACTTATCGCCAGATGAGAAGCGAAGGGTCGATCAATGCCACGACGAGCTACAGGCTCGATTTGGTGGTTCGCTGAGAGCGGTCACGAATCGGATTAAGCCAGTTAAGATCGAAGAAAAGGGGTGAACGGGTGACGATTTTGGCGTTGGACATCGCAACGAAGTGCGGATGGGCTCTTTCTCCCGAATTGTCGGGGGTTTGGGATCTCTCGATCAAGAGGGACGAATCCGGGGGGATGCGTCTGGTCAGGTTCCGGGCGAAGCTCTCCGAGCTATACCGATCGGAATCGTTCGGTTTGGTCGTCTTCGAGTCGGCCAACATCTACGGGCAGGGCCGGATGAACGGAGCCTTAATCCAAGTGGAGCTGCAAGGCGTCCTCAAACTCTGGTGCGAAGAGCGGGGCGTCGATTGCAAGGGCTACTCTCCCTCGACGATCAAAAAGCACGCGACGGGGAGGGGGAACGCAAAAAAGCCCGACATGATCGAGGCGGCCCGACGGCGGGGCTGGAGCGTGATCGATGACAATCACGCCGACGCGCTCTGGCTTCTCGACTATGGGAATTTCGATCTAGGACTGGCTCTGGCTGACGGAGTGGCGCATTGAGAGAACCATTGATTTACTTGGCGGGTCCGTATTCGGACGACCCAGCCCGGCGATATGCCCAACACCAACTGGAGCAAGAGAGACTCGCGGTAGCGGGGATCTTGTCCTATTCCCCGATCGTCGAGGGGCATCCCTGGGACCAGGTATACCCCCACGAGTACGACTGGTGGCTCCGTCGATGCCTGCGGTGGGTCCGGCAGTGTACCGACCTGATCCGATTGCCTGGACCTTCCCCCGGGGCCGACCAAGAGGTTCGCTTTGCTCGGGATCTGGGGATTCCGGTTTATCAAGGTTGGGATGACCCGGTCGGGAAATTTCTGGCCCTGCGGGGGCCAATTGTGAAGGCGGAGGCGAGCGAATGAACGGAGTCGAGCTAATGGAGCCCAAAGCGGCGGCCCAGGTCGTCCAAGACATCGAAGGGGTCTATCAGACCCTCGGCCAGCGTCTGCGGGAGATCCGGCAGCGGCACGGATGGACCCAGCGACAACTCGCGGAGCGGGTCGGATGCTCCTACGACATGCTGCGGTCGATCGAGCTAGGTCGAGCCCGACCCTCCCTGCGGATGCTGGGACAGATCTTGGCCGAGTTGGGCAAGTAACCCTGTCATCGACTGGAGACCGTTTAAGGGATTTGAGGGATCGGTTTAGATCGAGGAAAGGGGTGAGTGATGAAGATCAGCGAATTTATCTACGACGAGCACACGATGTTGTGTGAGGTTATCGATCGGATCTTTGCCGTTACTGTGAAGCAAGACGACAAGCCTGTCCGCATCGAGTTCCATTCCCTCGACGCTCCCTGGCCGACGGAGAAGCCGGAGGGATGGGGCGTGGGGTGGTGGTGTGAGTACGAAGAATTTCGATATTTGTGCGTCCAGATTACGTCGTCTGGCGGCTGTGTACTAATGCGGTGGAAGTCGGATGGTTCACGCTACTATCGTGACGTGATTGTTGATCAAATTACCGCCTTCGGCCCGCGAGCGGAGGTTCCGAGATGCTAACAATTACAATCGATCAGTTGATCAACCTGAAGGCGTGTGAATCAGCGAAGGAACTATTTCTCGCTGAGTTTGGCGATCGGGTCGATATTCCCGAGTACACCCCGCAGCACCAGGAATTTCTGGTGCGTGCGGAATGGAGGAAGTATTTGGGTTGGGCGTGGGAGCACAACGTGCTACCCCAATGGTCGATGCGTGGGTCCAATCTGCGTTGGGCTGATCTGAGTGGGTCCAATCTGCGTTGGGCTGATCTGCGTTGGGGCCGATCTGAATGGGGCCGATCTGCGTGGGTCCAATCTGAGTGGGTCTTTGGCAACATCATCATTTGATGGGTGGCTATTGATTGATGGTCGGTTGCAGCGAAAGGAGGTGCCGCGTGACTGACCAGCCAACACCCCCACCCGGCTACACCCAAACCCCTCCCACTGAGGAGGGATGGTATCGGGTGTGGTCTCCAAGCGAGCACTATTTAATTTTCAACCAGTCCGGTTCTGATGGATACTTTGCGGTGGTGTCGATCGAATTCATCAATGGTATCGCCTTTGCTTGGTTCTCCGACGTGGAGTGCGAAGCCGCGAATGTGATGAATTCTTTCTGGGGTCCGAGAGTGGAGTTTTGAGGATCTCCGTCTAACCGACCTTGCAGATCAGACGCTGGTCGGTACAATGCCTCGGCCATGATGGCAGAGGAGACGCGGTTTGTCCCCGACGGAGCTAGCCAAGGGAACTATCGACAAGGTTGTTGAGTGGCTCGGACGAAGAGAGTCCGGGACCGTCGTCTCTGTTTCTATGCTCGCGGTCGTTTGCTACGGCATCTTCTATGCGGCCCCCGTCCTGATCGATCAACACAAGCAGATCATTTCTTTGATTCAAGCTCATGACTCCAAAGAACGCGACAACACACGAGAAGCCTTTTCCCAGATCTTCGAGGCCGAGCGTTCCAACCATTTGGAAATGACCAAAAGACTTACGGAATCCTTTTTGGAGATCGTCGAGTCGATGCGTCAAGAGAGGCTAGTCCTAGTCGAGCAGATCAAAGAGAAAGGGGCCAAATAATGGCACGCTATGAAGTCGGTTTTCCCCAGGATGTCCCGGTCCGAGCGGTCTCGGATCTCTTCGGGTTCTTCACGGCCGGGACGCTGTCTGAGAATGCTCCGCAGGCGATCGAAGCGGCCTACAACGTCGTCGGCTACGGCGCGAAGCTCGCGGCCGATGCCGCCGGTGGCCCGCCGGTGATCGGGGATACTCCGATGAACGAAGAGGACGCTTTCCGCCAGGTCGGTCGGGAATGCTCGGAGCTGGCCCTCAATCCTCCCAGCGTCCAGATCTCAGGGGGGATCAATCCCGCTTTGTTGCTGGCGGCGGCGAAGTTTGTTGCAAAGTACATCCTGCCCCTTTTGCTCAAGTAAATCACCCCGACCCCTGGAGCCTTCCGACCCTTTCGGCTTCAGGGGTCATCCCCATTTTTGAGAGGCGAACAGATGCGTCGGGCGATTTGGTTGGCGGTGGTGCTAGCGTCGGTCGCCTCGGCCGACGTCTCGATCAACGGACCAGACAAGATCAGTCGCGATACGTTCGGTGAGTGGTCTCTGGTGGGCGAAGGGGTCGACCGGTCGACGTTCGACTGGGAGATCATACCGCTTGATGATCGGTCGGCTCCTGACTGGTCGCGGAAGTTCGCGACGAAGTTTACCCCAGCTAACGACGGCGTCCTCCTGGTTGGGGCTCCTGGTCGGTACGAGCTGAAAGTTCTGATGGTCGGCCCTTCGGGGAACGAGCAGCGTCCTTTCTCCCTAACCAAACTGAAGCGGTTTATCGAGATCGAGGGGGCCATTGATCCCGTCCCGCCTGGTCCGGTCGATCCCGACAAGGGGCCAGATCTGGGTCGGTTCGGGTTGGCTCCCAAAGCCTGGCTCGCGTTCAAGGCAGCCGGCTTTGACAAGGGTCTCTCTCGCAAGATCGCCAGCGTCTTCGGGGATGTCGCCAAGGAAATCCGAGATGGGAAGTTTGTCTCGACCCAGGCCGCGATCTTCGCGGTACGGGATCGGAACGCGGTCCTGATCGACGGAAGGCCCGACGAAGAGACGATCCGATCGGTCCTCAATGACCTGGCCAAGCAAACAGGGGCCAAGCTGACAGGCCGGGACGCGACCTTCGAAAACCAGGCAATCGCGTTCGGCGAGATCCAGACGGGTATTCTGCACTACACGGAGGGGGGCCGGTGATGAATTTCGGCGGCTGGGTGAATGATCCGAAAGAGGTCGAGCGGGTGGTATCGACCCTCCCGACCCCGGAGCTGATCGGGACTCCGATCAATGGGACATGGGACGGCAAGACCAGCCACTTCGCGGGATGGTTCGAAGAGAAGGTGGTCGGCCGTCGGCTTCCGATCCGCAAGCAGCGGCGCGGAGTGTGCGTCTCCAAGGGGTTTGGGCTTGCGGCTGAAGACGCTTTGATCCTCGATATCGGCCTGCGGGGCGAAAATGAGGAATGGAAATATCCGGTGGCCGACGAACCGATCTATGGCGGCTCTCGGGTCGAGATCGGGGGAGGTCGGATCAGTGGGGACGGTTCGGTCGGCGCGTGGGCGGCCAAGTGGCTCTTATCTCGCGGACTGGTTTACCGGACGACCTACCAGAACGGATCGGATACGGTCGATCTGACCAGCGAGAACGACGACCTGGCGGCCCGCTGGGGGGCTCCTGGTCGAGGGGTGCCGGACTGGCTCGAGGCAAAGGCGAAGGACCAGCCGGTTAAGGACGTGTCCCTGGCGACGACCTTTCAGCAGATGGCCGATGCGGCCAGTAACGGCTACGACGTCGCGGTCTGCTCAATGCAAGGCTTCGCGATGCGTCGGGATTCCCTCGGGTTCTGCGCTCCATCGGGCACCTGGGCGCATTGCATGTGCTTTCGGGGTGTCGTCGTCGTGAAGGGGAATCGGCCGGCGGCCGTATGTCGGAACTCCTGGGGGGACTACCTCGGGGGAGACCATCGGGTCGAGCTAGAGGATGGTCGCGAGCTGGTCCTCGACGGTGGGACGTTTTTGGTTCGCCCCGAGGTCTGCGACAAGATGCTAGGACAAAGGGACTCGTTTGTCGTGAGCGGAACCCCAGGCTTTCAGCGTCAGGATCTTTCCTGGGTCTTTGCTTAAGGGGGTTTGTATGGCGTCTCTTTTGTTGGCGGCGTTACTAGCGGCTGATCCAACCTGGTCATTCTGCGGGCGAGCAACTAAGCAGCCGGCGGTGTGGTCCTTTTGTGCTCCGAAGGTCGTCAGGCCGATCGAGCGGGCCGAATTCATCGAATCGACCCCCGTCGAGATCCGGGAGGCAACCAGCTACCCGGTGTATCAGTCGCGGTCCTTTTCCCCCTGCCCGGGCGGGCGTTGTGTTCGGTGACCTGGAAGCGGGCCGGGGACTGGGTTTGTCTCGCTTGCATTGCCGCAATGGTCGCGGTGCTTTTGTTGCTTGGCCCGGGAGGGTGTGAGACGTGGAAATATGGTGGACGCGCATCATCCAGGGGGATCGGTCCCAGCTCTGGGTCTGCGGAAAGGGTCTTTGGCCCTCGGGTCGAAGTGCGGCCGATTCGAGTATCTCGAATTCAGCGACAATCGAGCCCGACTTGGGGGGAGGAAGCTACGGGGACGCGGTCGCGATCACTTGGGAGCGGCTATCCGGGGCGTCTGGGTTTGCCAACCTGCACGACGACCCCCATCGCGGAATCGATCGGATTAATCGCTTCTGGCTCCCTCCTGGGCAGTCGGCGGGAAACTATCGGCTGACAATCACCCGAGGGGATGGCCAGAAGGCAATCGCCTCGATGACCATCCCGGCGGCCCGGCCCAGGCGTTCGATCATTCAAACAGGCGGAGCGACCGAGGGCCTGGCATCCTCGACGGTAGTCGCGGCAAATGGGACGCTTGATCTTGAAGGCAAGACGATCATCGTCCCGAGCGATATCTCTCTGGCGGCCGAGAAAGCGGCTATCGTCCTTCAGTCTGGATCTCGGCTGACCAATGGCCGGATTGTGATCGAAGAGGGGAACGCTTCGGAGATCACGGCCGGGGTCGCTGTCCGAGGATCGGGCGCCGGGATTCAAGTCGACGCGGTCCAGATCATCAACCGCAAGCCGGGCGGCGCTGGGTTCTATGGTGGCGACCTAAGCGTTACCGACTCTACCTTTTCGGATGTCGACTTTTGTGCCGACATGGCTTTTCATTGCAACTTGTGGTGTGAGTCCAAGCGAAACGTGTTCTATCGGTATCGTGTATCCTCTCCCCGAAAGTGGCGGGCTGGATGGGCGGGCCGGATGGGGCTAGGGGAAGAGAATCTACACGTTCACGGCGTCTTCGACGGGATCGATCGGGGATGGACGGGGACTCCCTGGGGGGCTCCCTATTACCGAACAGCGTTTTTTGAATGTGATTCAATCGGGACGGGCTACTCTGTTGGGGCGTCCGAGGGGGCTATTCTCTGGGAGGCGGTCGAGGCGGCGCACGGCTTGGGGCTGGTCAACGGGACGGCGGGCGTCGTCAATATGTACGCGGACACCCCGGAGAACGTAAAAACGCGGATGCTCCGAGCGGGGATGTTTGTCGTCTGCGGTGATCGGTGGGCGAGGCTGACGCAGGACGCGACGATCACGGGCTCCCTAGCGTTCCTCAATCTCGACCGATCTCTGGGGCAGTATTCAGGTTTGATCCGGGTCGGCAATGCGATTTGCCAGAACATCGTCGATCGGTGTCGGTTTGAAAACGGGAAGAGCGGTATCTGGCTTTTTGGTGAGTCGATAGAAAATGATTTCGTCCAGTGCTTCTATCGAGACTTAACGCTGGGTGGTGTCGTCCAACTGGTCCGCCCAATGGAAGACCGAAGGCGGTACATTTCGGCAAGCGAAACGCGAAATATCCGTCGGTTTGTCGAGGCTCAAAACGCGATCGACTTTGTCACCCGTAGGTAGGAAAAGCCTTGAATTGGCGACTGACTGGGTTTGTTCGCGGGGAGATTCTCCTATTGACGCTGGGGGCCAGCCAGGAGGATATCTATAAGCGAGCGGCCAAGGCGGTCGGGGTATCAGGCTACAGCGTCGAAGAGATTGAGCCTATTTGCCTTTGGCGCTGGGGCGAGCAGAATGGTACCGATCAGTGGGTGTACGTGGGAGATCTTGATCTCCGTCGAGCCCGGATCTATCGAGGTCAGAAAAAGCGAGGGTGAGACATGGCGGCAGTAAGTCGGTTGATCGATGGTGTAAACCAGGCGACGTCGGACAATAACGGGACGGTCTCATTTGGTGGCAACTCGGTCCAGGTGTCGGCGACCAATAGTGGTGCGTTTGTTGGGACGATCGCTCTTCAACGACGGTTTACCGTCGGGACATCTAAAACAGCTTGGGAGACAATCCGAAGCTGGACGAATGCCGACATGCCTCTCCAGCAGGAATTCGACGCGGTCGGGATGAACGACTGGCGTCTATCTTGCACGGCTCATACCTCGGGATCGTGCCAGGTCGCGATCGGGAACTAAGGGGATACCATGCCGACAATCACGACTGCCGAAACTCTTTGCGGCCCAAGGCCAGCTCCCCATACCAGCGCCTTTTTGCGGTGGTGCGATGAGTACATCTCTCGAAGAAAGCGGCAATGCACTTTCAAGAGGCCGACGGCGTACTACATCGCGGCCAACGGGAACGACTCAAACAACGGGACCAGCCCGTCGACTCCCTGGCTGACCTACGCAAAGGTGATCAGTCACATCGGATCGAATCCCAGCGGGAATTACTCTTTCCTCTTTCGGCGGGGGGATACCTTTCGGTCGGCGACGGGTCTTTTGCTGACGGCCCCGAACATTCATTTCGGATCGTACGGACCGCTGGGCAACTTCGAAAGCGACCTGCCGATCCTAAGTCATTTTACCGTTCGGTGGCTGGCGGGGTCGTCCTGGACGCTGGTCAGTGGGAACACGTACAGCGCCAGCGTTCCTGGGACGGGGACAAACAACCCGAGCGGGGCGACGACGGTCGGATTCATTCGGATTGAGACCGACCCTCTGACTCCCCTTTTGGCTCACAACAGCCAGGCGAATTGCGAGGCAACCAGCTTTAGCTTCTTTGTCAACTCGGGGACGGTCTACATCAACCTCGGCGGGGTCAACCCGAACGGTCTGAATATCGAGGCGGTCCCGGTGGCGGCCGATCCGCCAGACTGTATCCGGCTTCAAAACGGATCGACGGGGACCTGGGTCGACGGTCTTCGCTTCGATGGATGGGGGGCCGGCTCGCAGGGTCTCAACGCGACGACCAACGCGAACGTATCCGGCGTCCGCAACATCGCAGGCGGGACTGCAGCGGAAGCCGAGCATGTGTGCTACATCTCCGATTGCGAGAGCTACTATCACGGGGCGCATACCTTCTCTCAGGAGCCCGGCGGGATCGGCGGGACGCATATCGCCGAAAACTGTATCGCTGGGTTCGGCTACAACAAGATCAACGGGCTGACCTTCTTCAACACGTACGCGGGATCGGCTCAGCAAGAGTGCGTCTTCAAAAACTGTGTCGTTCGGTTCGGGGCTCTCCCTCACAACTGGGGAGGAGTCGGCGGTAACGTCGCTTTCGGAGCAGCGAGCGGCGCCAAAGGCTTCTTTGGCCATGCGGCGGCCAACCCGACCGACCCGATCAACCTGGCTCTCATGGTCGACTGCTCGATCCTCGATCAGCGAACGTCAAGCAACCGGGCGACGGCGTGCGGACCGGATCTTGCCTGGGCGAATTCGTCCGCCGGCGGCTGGCTCTTTGCGGGGCTATCGGCGACCAACCCGGCAGCGCAGCGCGTTTTCTTCATCAACTTCAAAATGCCCAGGTACCGGACAACGGGGTCAGTGACCCCGGTCACGGGCTCTCCCTTCTTTGTCTTCATCAACTCCCATCTCTACGTTCGCAAGACCTGGACGGGCGGGACTCCGAACCGCTTGATCTCCGAGGCGAACGGGGTCTACATCAACACGATTTTCGATCTGGAATGCGAGGGGGGCGATACGGTCAGTCTGTTTGAAATGCTCTCGGCTCCGGCGGCTGGTCCTCGGCTGATCAATTGCCTGGTCATCGTTCGCGGGCATACCAGCGATCCAGCGGCGGGCCGGTTCCATTTCGACAATCGCTACGGGCAGGATCTGTTGAGGATCGGGAATACGGTCATTATCTGCGATCGGTGGCGGGACACGGGGACGGCGGCCAGCGGTTCGGGAATCGAGGGCTGGCTCTCTCGCGATACGTTCGGGTCGGCAACAAAGAACGATTCCAACTCCCTGGCCAATATCGCCATTGCCGGGTGTGCAACGGCCAACTCGTCCCCGTGGTTGTCCTTCGGGGCGGCCCCAGGCTTGGTCAACCTTGCGACGGCGAACAATACCTACCCCGATCTCGGGGCGTTCTCCGGGGGGAATGATTCGGCCCGCCGTCTCTTTATCGGGAGCTACTCTATCGACCCATCGAGTCCCCTGGCGGCGGCCGGGGCGGCGGTCCCGTTCCCGACGAAGTCCGATACCCCGCCGGCTCCCGAGTACGACTTTTTTGGCCGGCGGCGTCCGGCCGTCCCATCGATCGGCCCGTTCGATGTCCTCAATATCTCGACGGGCTCGGGTGTCCCCGCCAGCGGGTCGTCGCCTAGCGCCGGATCAAATGGATTTGTGCGAGGGGTGGCATGATGGGCGGCTACTATGAAAAGTTTATCCCATGCCGGGCCGAAGTGACGATGGGGGAAAGGATCATCGCGGCGATCCCTCGGCTCGAAAACATGATCCGAGTCCTCCCCGGTATCATCAGCAAGACCAATCGGATTCCCGGCGGCCAGGATACCAGCGCGGCCCTGGCGGCGATCCATTCCGACCTAATGCTGGTTCAGGCGTCCTTGATCGACATCATGGAAGACCCGGACCTGATCTCTGACGTCGAGCGAGAATTCCAGGATGAGCGAGAAAAAGGCCTGCGGGGCGAAGCTCCGGGGGAAAGACCGGACCTGTAAACTCCCCCCTCTCAAGGGTCGTACCAGGTGTCGGCTACACGGCGGGGCGTCGGTCCCCGCTGGTCCGACTCATCACGCCTACAAACACGGTCGCTACTCGGTCGCAGGTTGTCCCGAGAACCTGACGGGGCACCTTGAAGCGGCGGCGGCCGACCCCGATCTTCTGTCTCTCCGGCAAGAGATCGCGCTGATCCAAGGACTGATCCGAGATATGGTCTCTCGTCCTGGGGTGTCTCCCAGTCAGTATCTTGGGACGGTTCGGCGGCTGGCTGGTCGGGTGAGATCAGAAAAAGGGGCCAACCAGGAGACTATCTCCGAGCTACTGGACGCGATCGAAGCGACTTCGAGCGTGGCCGACCTTTACGATGAGATCGCGGAGCTGGCGGTCAAAAAGGGGAGGCTGGTCGAAAACGAATCGAAGCGACTGGAGCAGCTCGGACAACAGATCAGCGCTGAGCGGGCGTATCTGTTGATTCAGCAAACGTTGGTTGCCCTTCGGGAAGAGGTTAAGGATGGGCAAGTCCTTTCGCGCGTCGGATATCGCCTTGCCCGAATACTTGGCCGATCAACTGATCGGGGAACTGGTTTCGTCGTCGACGTGCCGGCCGGATCTCCCCCGATCTCCGAGTGAGTTCGCCCGGCTCGCGACCGGCGGCGTCTGGCTGGAGCCTCCCCATATTCAGCGTCTCGACCAGGAGCTGGTCGACCTAGTCGAGGATCGTTCGGACGTCCTCATCGTTTCAATGCCTCCCCGTCACGGAAAGAGCGAGCTGATCTCCAAGTTTACCCCACCGTGGTATCTCGGCCGATTCCCGACCCATCGGGTCGTTCTTTCTAGCTACGAAGCGACCTTTGCCGAGACGTTCGGCCGAAAGGGCCGGGATCTACTGGAGCAGCACGGGGAGACGGTCTTCGGGGTCCGGGTCCGGCCCGACGTCTCTAGCGTCTCGCATTGGGAAACGACGGCCGGCGGAGGAATGATGTCGGTCGGCGTCGGCGGACCCCTGACCGGAAAGGGGGCGAATCTCCTGATCGTCGACGACGCGATCAAGAACGCGGAGCAAGCGGCCAGCCCAACCTATCGGCGGAAGACTTGGGACTGGTTCGCCTCGACGGCTTTGACGCGATTGGAGCCTAACGGAAAGATCGTCATCGTCATGACGCGATGGCATCAAGACGACCTTGTCGGACAATACCTTCGGAGTCTAGCCGAGACCCCAGGAAAACGGCTCCGGCTATTAGTTCTGCCGGCGATCGCCAAGGATGATGACCCGATCGGCCGGCGTCCGGGGGAGGCTCTTTGGTCTGATCGGTTTGATACGTCGGCATTGGTAAAGATCCGTCGCCAAGTCGGTGAATACTGGTGGCGGGCTCTGTACCAGCAAGACCCCCGGAATCCCGAGGGGTCCGAATGGCCGGAGGAATATTTCTCCGAACGGTTTACCGAATGGCCCGATTCGGGAGAGGTCGTTCTCCGAATGATGGCCCTGGACCCGAGCAAGGGGAAGTCCGACCGGGCCGGCGATTACCAGGCGATTACCCTCGGCTATGCGACACGCGAAAGGCTTTTTGTCTCGGCCCGGCTGGAAAGGATCTCGATCGCCAACCTGGCCGACCAGTTTGTCCGAATCGCGGCCGATCATCAGATCCACGCGGCGATTGTCGAGACCAACCAGTTCGCGGACCTATTGGCCGATCAGATCCAGCAGGCGGCCGAGTCCCGGGGGATCTCTTTTAAGCTGGTTCGCGTGGTCAATACGGAGAACAAGATCATTCGCATACGGGCCGGACTGACGGGTCTACTGGCCGACAAAAAGATCCTCTTCCGGCGGGGCGTGGCTGGGGTTGAAAAGCTACTGGATCAATTGAGAGATTTTCCGATGGGGCAGCATGACGACGGGCCGGACTCGCTGGAAATGCTGGTTCGGCTCTGGCGACGGGAGACGTCGGCGAAAAGTTCCGGGCGTCCGATGGTGCGTCTGCTTGTACCCGGAGCGATCTAGCGGTAGGATGACCCGACCTGATGATGATAGGGGCCAGCGATGATCGACCAGCAGCGACCAACCTTGACCGACCAGCTCCAGCACGCGAGAGCCGAGGCGGAGCTAGCCAGGCTTCGGATCGAGGTTAAGGCGCTTCATCGGATCGAAGAATCTCAAGGGCTCTTGGATAACTACGTCGATCCGATGGATGCGCACTTGGGGCCAGACGGCCGGCGGTGGCTGGACATCAGCGACGACACGGCCGGCGAGTCGTTTACGGGTCTGATCAAGACCGAGGATGATCTGGCCCGGGCTCGGCAGACGGCAAGATATCTGGCAAAGTACGATCCGCACGCAATATCGATCCTGGAGAATTCGATCTCATTCGTCGTCGGGACGGGGATTAAGTACGCAGCGTCCCCGGTCGACCCCGAGGATAATGATCATCGCGCGGCGTCGGACCTGGTTGATTCTTGGCTCAAAGCCTGGTTTGAGAAGGTCGGATGGTGGAATCGTCAGGTGACGGCCAGGCGGCGAGAGGATCGAGACGGCGAAGTCTTTATCCGCATTTTCCAGGACGACGCAGACGGCTTGCCGGTGCTGCGATACGTCGAGCCGGGGCAGGTAAAGCGGCCCGACGGGCGGCAAGAGGCCCACTATTCATGGGGGATCGAGACAGCTCCCGGGGACGTCGAGGATGTCCGGCGATACTGGGTCGACGGGGTTCCGGTCGATGCCAAGCTGATCCAACACCGAAAGAATACCGACGAAGGGGAGAAACGCGGGTTTCCGATGCTCTATGCCCTGGAGCCCTTCCTCCAGCGGGTCCATACGACGCGAAAAAATATGTCGATCGTCTTCGCGGCCCAGGCGGCGATCGCGGCCGTCCGCAAGTCCCGGAAGTCGGCGGTCGAGTTGGAGCAGATGATCAACGCGCAGGCCAGCTATACCTCGACCGATGCCAGCGGCAAGACGACCAGCTTTTCGAGTCTCAAGCCGGGGACGATCTGGGATTTGGACGCGGATACCGAGGTCGAATTCCCCACCGCGAAGGTCGACGTCGACGGCGGGAACAAGATCGTCCAAAGCGAGCTCAGGGCCGTCGGGGTCGCCAACGCGATGGCGGAATTCATGATCTCCGGCGATGCGTCGAACGGCAACTATTCGTCGATCCTGGTCGCAGAGTCTCCGGGCATCCGTCGGTTCGGTCGGCTCCAGGTCAAACAGATGAAAGAAGACGTGGACCTGATCTGGCGGGCGATCGGATTGGCGATCGAGCGGGGAGACCTGCCGAGCAACCTGGAAGAGATGATCAACATCGAGGGAAATCCGCCAAGCCTCGAAGTCCGCAACGGGAAGGAGGATGCCGAGCGGTTCCAGATCGAAAAGACAAACGGGGTGCTATCGGTCAAGACGTGGCGGGCGAAGGTCGGCTACGACAACGATACCGAGGAAGCCAATATCCAGGCCGAGCGAGAGGCGGCCCCAGAATTCGCCAGTCCTCTCTCTTTGCCGCAACCAATGAAAGGGTCGTTTAATGGAGATGGAAGTCACGCACAACTCCCAACGGGAGGAGATCTTGGCTCTCCTGGATCGGGCGACGGTCTTGGCTCAGGTGATGCCGGTGGCAATTCATCAATTGGAGCAGATGACGAAGAGCCTTGATATCTCCCCCGAGTCGGCCCTGGATCTCCGGGAGACGATTACGGACCGGCTCCTGGACAGTATCCTTCCGCTGGAGGTCGACTCATGAGGACGGTCGGAAAGGTTCTGGTTTGCTTCGCCCCTGCCGACGACCTGCCGGGAACCGCAAAGGAGCAGCGGATCGCGGCTAAGGTTTGTCGGCGTGATATTATTCGGGTTCTCGACGGTTTGCTAATCAAGATGGCCGAGCGAAATATGCTCCCATGCGAGATCGGGGCAGAAGAGTTGGACATTATTCGACACAAGGAAATGGACTCGGACATAACGGGCTAACGGAATGGCTGACCTACTGACCGACCGTCTGGCGTCCTCGATCGGGGTCCGCCAGGCGGTCGTTCGCGTTCGAATGCTCCAGGCGGCGGGCGACGTCGGAACATCGGCCCAGGTCCGGGTCGTCAAAATGGTCGACCGGCTCCGGGGGGCGAAGGGTGATCATCGATCGATCCGCTTGATCGTCCTGGATGAGCTGGCCCAGTTCGTCGGCGACCTGGAACGCGAGGCGGGAGCCCAGATCTGGTCGGCGGCGCAGTGGGCGTACGACTCGGCGGCGCATGCGTTCCTAGACGGCCTGCCGAGCGAACAGCTCTCTTGGGTTGCCCTCTCCAAGCTCGGCAGCGACGGGCCGGGCGTGGTTCCTTTCATGGAATTGGAAGGGATCAAGTACACAATGGAGCAGGCGATCGCCTTAAAAAAGGCCCTCAACCTGACCCAAGAGGAAAAGGACAACCTGGCCAAGTCGGGCCAAGCCCTCGGGGTGACGGGGTCGGCGTCTTTGATTTTGAAGCTCCTGAATTCGGCCCCCCCGAGTCTCCGGCCGGACGGCCTATCAAAATGGATTCAAGCGCGGATCAAGTCGACCAAGGGTATCTTGCCTCCCTCGGTCCTGGATGACGTCCAGGCATTGGGAGGAGCGAAGGGGGCGATTAAGGTCGGGGCTCCCGATTCTTTGGCCGACTGGTGGGAGCAGGGGTTCCATAAGTTCCCCGAGGCGAAGAAAAAGGAGATCCTCAAGCGGTACGTCTTCCCCAGCCCGTCGGCCGAAAAGGTCCGCCAACTGGTCGACAAGCCGATGAACGTCTTCGGCGAACAGATGACGTGGCAGCAACGGCTTCAGAAGACGTCGAAGCTGGTCGCCGACCCCGAGCAGATGAGCGCGAAGATCGCCAACGCGATCAGTCAGGGGAGGGGGGTCGACGCGGTTATGAAAGAGATCCTCCCCCAAATGCAGAACGTTAAGGTCTCGGCCCAGCGGATCGCCAGGATGGAAGTAGCGAGGGTCTCGGCTGAGGCGAACGATCAGGTTTATGACGACGCGGGAGAGGTCGTTTCCGGGGTCCAGATCAACGCCACAATGGATGTCGCCGTTCGGCCCGAGCATGCGTTCCGAAACGGGAAGATCTACACCAAGGGAACGCAAGAGTGGGCAACCCGGCCGAGTCTTCCCGATGACTATAACTGCCGGTGCTATTACTCCCCCGTTATCCGTCCCCCCAAGCAGATCCAAAAGAATCCCGACCTACTCAAGCAGTTCGAGTCGGCGGCGGGGCCGATCATGGACCCGCTTGTCTATTCGCAGTGGTTCGGCAAGGCGAGCGAAGCCGAGCGGCGGGCGGTCGTCGGCGCCAAGCGATACCAGGCGGTGCTCGCGAAGCTGGGGCCAGGCAACTCCCCGACCTGGGCGGATTTCGTCGATGAGTTCGGGTCTCTTCGATCGATCAAAAAGATCCAAAAAATGGATATGGGTCGGTTCTTGGCCAAGCGGGCGCAGGTCCAGGACGTGATCGATCTCCGAGGGGAGCAGCTCGCGGAGATCCGAAAGAAGTCGTTTCTGGCCCCATCCCCCCAGGATCTCGGGAACCTATTGGAGCCGGTCGGACTCGATCCGATCGAATCCCCCAAGCCGGTGGCCAAGGCTCCCATCGTCCAGCCGACCCAGCCGACGGTCGTCCCCGCTTCGGACATCGGCCCAGGGTGGACCAAAGTATCGACCCCCGGAAAAGGGACGAAGCCGAAGGTCGAGTGGGTAAGCCCGACGGGCCAGAAGTTCGCGACCAAAAAGGGGGCCAAGGAATCGGTCAGTGGCGGCAAGCCTCCCGAGGCGAAGCCTTTGAAGGTACCGGGCCAACCGACCCCACCGGCAGCGGCCAAGGGGAAGCCCAGCAAGCCGGGGGCGTTTACGGCGAAGACGGCCCCAATCATCAAGCCCAAGCCGAAAGGTTTTCCCGACGATCCCCGGAGCCTAAAGGTCGTTCGATCCCTCGGGGGCTCGACCGGGGCGAAACTGGTCGAGGACGAGAAAGGGAACAAGTGGGTTCTCAAAGAGGGAAACTCTCCCGAGCATGTTCGGGAGGAGTTCGCGACCGAGGAGGTCTATCGGTCGATGGGTGTCGCGATCCCAGACTCCCATCTCTACGACGGACCCGATGGCAATCCGGCGAAGCTTTCCCGATGGATCGAAGGGAAAGAACTGGGGGCTCTGAGTTCTAAAGAGCGGGACAAAGCCGAGGCGGAAATCCGCAAGGGGTTTGCAGCCGACGCTTTGCTGGGGAACTGGGACGCGGTCGGGGCTAACGGCGATAACGTCCTGGTCGATGGGGATGGGAAGGTCTGGAGGATCGACGTCGGCGGGTCGATGCGATTCCGAGCCCAGGGGAAGCTAAAGGACGCCAAAGACTGGAACGAGTACCCGACCGATCTCTGGAGTCTGAAGCGGTCATCCTCGGCCCATGATCAGATACGGGCAAAGATCTTTTCCGATCTCACGCACGATGAGCGGGTTCGCCAGATGCGCGAGGTCTTGGCCAACCGAAAGGAGATCCTGAAAGCGGCCAACCCCGAAAACGTCGAGACGCTGAAAGCTCGGCTCGATCAGTTCGCGGACCTGGTTGACGTGGACGAGACAATCAAGTCTGACAAGTGGAGCGAAGACTATCGGGACAAGTTCAGCGAGCATACGCTGGGGATTCGAAACAGCGGGATCAGCGACCAGCTACCAAAATCGATGAGGTCGAACAAGCGCTCCCACAATTACAACCTGGTCGACGAGAACGGCAAGCCCTGGGATCATCTCCGGGGGAGGGACTCGATCGGGCATCAGGTCCAGAAGTATATCGAGGGATTGCCCAACGGGTCCGTCATGTGGGGGACGCTGACGAAGTATTTCAAGCAGCAGGGGGGGAGTTCCTGGTCGGGGGTGCCGGCGGCGATCAAGGTCGCCATGACGAAGGACCGAAAAGCCGACTTTAAGGACTATTTCTGGGGGGATCTCAAAGATCCAACCGGCAAAGTCCCGAGGGCGAACTACCAGGCATCTCTAAAGAAGATCCCCGAGAATGATCTCCAGACGGCGATCGCGGCCTGGCATTCGTTCACTTATGAGATGCTCAGAAAAACAGACATTCCCTACAAGGCGAAGGACGGAAAGACCCTCTCCCTGGTGCGGACCCATGAAAAGGGCGCTTTGGACAAAAACTTCAAGGGGCTCGACGGAAAGACAATTCCTGACCTAAAGCCGGGCGATCGGGGAAAGACGAAAGAGGGACCGCTGGAGAGTTGCAGCCTGACTAATTACGTCCAGGTTTATGGGGGGAAGGCAATTCATTATCCAAAAGTCCCTCTCCATCGTGTTTTTGGTGCCTATATGGTGGGGCCGGGATCGGAAAATGACTGCCTTTTTCTGGCCGACCGAGAGAACGAGTTGACGGTTATGCTCGACGGCTTGGAGTGCGAGTTTATCGGGGATATCAAACGCGGCGAGCCGAGAAAAGAGCCAAAGCCATGAAAGCGATAGTCATCGAGTGGTTCCTGTCAGGAGGGGGAACGGCTTCCGTCAAGATCAGGACCGACGACAAAAAGACCTACATCTTTGCCCTTCAATGGCAAAAGCTCTTGGCGAACGGCATCGACGCGGTCCTGGTCAACGACTTGGAAGGGGATAGCTACCCCGAAACGGTCGTCAAGATGCCCAAGGGTTATACACAGGTCATTGAAGGCCAGTGGATTCAAGACCCCATCATTTGCCGGATTGTCCGAGATGCGGGGGAAGCCCTTTCGAGGGACGAATTCATCCCCCAAGAGATCCCCGTCTCTCGCTACTACGGAAAACAAGCCTGATAAAATCGCATTGACCCTCTTGACGCCCTCTTCAATAATGCCCTCGACTGATCAGTAACTGATTGGGTTGATTCTCAGGGGAAGCGATGACCCAGCAGCGGGCGACGATCGAGATCCGAGAGGCGGCGACGTCCAGGCCCTCGGCCGTCAACCGCGAAGCCGGAATCATTGAGAACGTGAAGCTGGTCGGCTTGGCGGCTCCCCGAAAGAACCGACGATACCTCCCGCAGGCCCTCAAGGAAGCGGTAACTCTCTACGAGGGTGCGAAGGTGAACGTCGATCATGTCGACGACCCCAGCAAGGGGCGAGGTCTGGGAGACCGGATCGGTCGACTGGAAGGTGTGTACTTCAAGGAGAATGACGGGCTCTATGCCGAGCGGTTCAGGTACAACCCGGAACATCCGCTTGCAAAGAGTCTGGCATGGTGGGCGGAGAACGACCCGAACGGTCTCGGCTTCTCCCATCATGTCCTTGGGGTGTCGACCTGGTCCGGCGGGGAGCAGGTGATCGAGTCGATCCAATCGGTAAAGAGTGTCGACCTAGTGGCCGACCCAGCGACGACTAAAGGACTCTTTGAGAGCGAAAACGAGCCAGGGGGCGAAGAGATGACGGACCTAGCCAAGCTGACCTTCGACGAGTTGAAAAAGGCCCGACCGGATCTGGTTGAGGCGATGGAGTCCGACCGAGCCGAGGCGGGCAAGGTCGCGGGACTCGAAAAGAATGTCGCGGAGCTGACCGAGTCGCTCCAGGTCTACCAAGCCAAAGAAGCCAAGATCGAGCGAGCAGCCAAGGCGCGCAAAGCTTGCGAAGACGCCAAGCTGGCCAAGGATGCGGTTACGGAGGTTTTCCTTGAAAGCCTGGTCTCGGCCGAGGACTCTCGCTGGTCGGATTTGATCAAAGATCGGGCGGCGGTTTACCGACCTGCCTCGGGCGGGCAAGGTCCGCAGTCGGTCGAAACGGCCGAAGGTCTGGCCGAGTCCGACCTGGTCGAGGATGTGAAGAAACTCGAAACAATCTGGCGATAAGCCAGGCGGGTACACAAAGAGGCGTAACGGTTCGGACCTGATCGAGCAGCGAGGACAGAAGGAATGGCGACTCAATACATCGGCGGCGAGACCAACCCGACCCTAGTCGTAGACGTCGACTCTGGGGTCGCGATCACGGCGGGCGACCTGGTTTACTTGTCTTCGGGGAAGGCAATCCCGGCGGCGAGTGTGACCTGGGATACGAACCTGGCGACGACTCAGACCGCAGCCCACGATATCTTCCTGGGTGTCGCTCTGACCAGCAAGCCGGCCGGCGAAGCGGGCAAGGTGACGATTGCCAGCCAGGGCGAGTTCGAATTCGATTGTGCGGCGGCCCAGTTCGCGATCGGGGCTCTGGTCGGTCCCGCCAAGGCGAGCGGGAATAACCTGGAAAACCAGATCGTGGTCGGCGGGGTCGCGGCGGCCCTGGCGTGCGGTCGAGTGACCCGACACTACGGGGCGAATACGACGACCGTCCGGGTTTGGATTCAAGGAATCGTCTTGGACGGTACCCAGGCTCTGGCGTAACGATCGTTCGAATCATCAAGAGATCTTTTCGGCTTCCCGTCGAGCAGCGAGGAAGCGTGAAAATGATCAGTCATCAGACGATCCAGAAGCGAGTTCGCGCCCTGGGCGGATATCAGGCCGGCGGGCATCGTAAGGCGTCGATCGAATTGGCCCAACTCTTGACGGAGTCGGACCGATTCAGCGTCGAAGATTTTTCGCTGGAGGAGGCGTTCCGAGGGCTGGTCCCCGGCGGAAACGACAATTTTCATATGTTGAGCCCCAAGGCCGGCGTCTCGCTCTTTGAAAGCGAGTCGGCCCTCGACATGACGGCTTTTTCCGCCTTGACCAGCCGGGTAATTTTCTCGCGATTGAAGGAAGGCTACACTTCCCCCGAGTTCGTCGCCTCTCGCATCGCCCAGACGATTTCGAGCCGACTGGAGCGAGAGCGTATGCCGGGCCTGGGCGGCGTCCCCGATCAGTTCGCGACGGCGATCCATGAGCTCGAAGACATCCCCTACGCGACGATCGACGACGAGGAGATCGAGTCGGTCAAGACCGAGAAGCGCGCCCGTATTCTCGCGATCTCGAAGGAAGCGATCTTCTTTGATCGAACGGGGGCTCTGGGGTCGGTTTCGGCTCGACTCGGGGAGGCTCTCGGTCGTCGCAAGGAAAAGCGAATCCTCGACACGATGTACGGACTGACGTCGGCTCCCAACCAGGGAGTAAGCTACATCTATAAGGGGACGACCTACGGCTCTTACCAGACGTCGACCCCCTGGATCAACGATATCGCTTCGAATGCCCTCGATACATGGAATGACGTCGACGAGTGCGAGGCCCTTTTGGGCCAAATGCTCGATCCGACGACGGGCGACCCGATGGACATCATGGCCAAACATGCTTTGGTCATGCCAGCCAAGAGGAAGACGGCCGAGACGATCTTTAACGCGATCCAGGTTCAGTCGGTCCCAGCTCTCGCAGCTCGCGGATCTCTGACCGTGGCGTCCAACCCAGTCGCGGGAATCCAGTATTTCACTAGCGCCCAGGCGTACCGTCAGGTGATCGCCTCGGGTGTTGCGGCTGCCAACGCGGCGAATTACTGGCTCTATGGCGATCTGACCCGCGCCTTCGGGTATGTCGAAAACTGGCCGATCACCATCAGTCGAGCCCCCGAGAATTCGGAGGCCGAGTTTAAGCAAGACGTGGCGGTTCGCTTCAAGGTTTCGGAACGCGGGACTCCCGTCGTCCTGGAGCCTCGGGCGGTCATTCGTTGCCGAGCGTAACACTAGGGAAGCTCGACGGGAAAGCGGGCCGGTCGGTCGCGAGGCTGGCCGGCCCGTTGTCGTTCCGTCGGGAGAAATGGAGTCGAGCAGTGGCGAAGAAAAAGTCCGAGCCGGCGGCCAATCCGGTGGAAGAGATCAACTCCGAGTCGGTCGCGGTCGCGGCCCCTCGAAAGTGGATCGTTCAGGTTCAGACCCTGCGGCCCGAAGTGATCGAGGCTGAAAGCGAGCAAGAGGCCCGCGAAGAGTACCGGCAGCGTCTCAACTTCATCACGACCCGCCAGCCCTGGTCGGTTCGCGAGATCACAGGAGAGACGGGGGAGACTGATCCCCAGCCGACGCCAAGCGAGCCGGCTCCGGCGGACGGGACGGCCGAGGATGACGCGAATCAACCGCTGGTGATCTGATGCCCTACGACGTCGCAACTCTGACGCTGATCCGCGATCGAGCGGCCGACAACCTGGCGGCGGTCTTGGCGGCACCAAAGCCGACCTATTCGATCGACGGCCAAAGTGTGAGCTGGGCGGAGTACATGGAGCGCTTGAAGTCGGAAATCGACTGGGCGACGGGAGAACTAGCTCGGCTGGCGGGCTCGACATCGACAACCAAGGGGAGCGGATTCTCGCAGGTACTCAGGGGGTAACGGATGCCCGAGCTGTTGGACATCTCGACGGACGATGCGGTCATGGACGGCCAGTTTACCGTCCTGGTCCGTCGGTCTGTTGTCCAGTCGCTATCGGACTCGGTCCTGTCCCCTCGGGGGATTGTGCGCGAGGTCAACTTCCGCGAGGTCGCGGCCAGCGGCGGGAAGTACCGGACGGGGGACGTGATCGTCTCGATCGCGGAGAATTCGCTCGCGGGATTCATTCCCGAGCCAGGGGATATCTTGGCGGTCAATGACTCGCAGTTCCCGGGAGAGTTCGAGATTCTCGAATCGGCTCATGCAACATTGCACACGCGGTACCGGATGGTCGCCCGCCAGCCAAAGCTGTCGACGACGGGGGCGGCGACATGCTCGATTCTCTTGGATACGTCCGAAGCGGACGGCATGGGAGCCCCGATCTTGCGGCGGCGGCTGATCGCGGCGTCGGTTCCGTGCGCGATCAAGCGGGCGCAGAACAGCGAGCGGATCGAGCAGGGGCGGCGGACGATCGAGGACCGAATCTTCCTGGTCGTCGGCAAGACCCTTTCGATCGATTGGGGTCCGTCGATCTGGTTCGACGTCAACGGCGTCCGTTATCGGGTCGTCTCGGTCCTGCCTCGGGAGTTGGGCGAGTTCCAGGAGCTGGAGGTCTCGCGCCAGCCATGACGTTCAAAAGCTACATTCCCGAAGCAATGCAAGAGCTAAATAGCGTCACGGCGGATGGGATCGTCGCGGCTACGCTCCATCTTGCTTCGAAGATGAAGGCAAAGGTCGGCAAGAGCGCGAACAAGGGGCGGGGCAAAAAGGGGGTCATCTACGAAGCGAGCAACCCCGGCGAGCCCCCGAGAAAACGACGCGGAACGCTCCAGCAAGGGATCGGGACGCAGATCGATCGGGCGAAGCTGATCGGTAAGGCGGGCGTCCCCCAGAACGTGATTTACGGTTTCTGGTTGGAGGTCGGGACGCGCTACATCAAGCCAAGGCCCTGGATGGTGTCGACGTTGAACCAAGAGATCGACGTGATCCGTCAACTGGCGGCGGGGAAGTATTCGTGAGGCGGGAACTAGCGGCCTGGATTCGGGAGCGGCTGGTCGAAGACCGGACGATTCGGGAGTCCGGCCTATCGGTCTGGCTCTTGCGGGCTCCGGTCGGGACGCCTCGGCCATGGTGCATTGTCGCCAGCGAGGACAGCACGCGGGAAGAGACGGCACGCGATACGGTGCTGGTCCAGTCGGTCGTCTCGGTAACGATCGCGGGCGAGCAGATGGACAACCAGGTCGCGACCTTGACCGAGCGGGCTCTGGTTTGTCTGGAGGATTACACCCCCGGGGACGGCGTCGTCGACGTCCTGCGGGCTCAGGTCGAGGCGGACCCGACCTATGGGATTGACGACGACGGAGCGGGAGACGTCTATCTGGGGCGTTTCCTGATGCGTTACTGGCTACAGCACAACAAGGGGGCTTAACAATGGCGATCAGCAAGGCAAGCGGGAGCCTCGGGGTCTCGCTGAATTCGAAGGTGACGGAAGCCGGCGACCTGGGAGCAGCGGTCGACGACGACAAGCTGGACGTGAACTATGAAATTGCGTTTGGCACGGGCAATACCCCGGGCGCGACTCTCAACATCAACAACAAGTTTACCGACCAGCGAACACTCGCGGCGACGTCGGAGAACCTGGACCTGGCGGGGGCGCTCTCTAACCGCTTCGGCCAGACGATCTCATTCTCCAGGATCAAGGCGATCGTGATCCAGAACCGAGAGACGACGGCCGACCGGAATCTCCTGGTAGGCGGGGCGGCGTCGAATGCGTTCGCTACCCCGTTCGGGAATGCCAGTGATATCGTCGTTATTCCTCCCGGTGGCGTCCTGGTCCTGGCATCCAATGAAGGATGGACGGTGACGGCGTCGACCGGCGACATCCTCAAGATCGACTCAGGGGCGAACACGGTCATCTACGACATCGCCATTCTTGGAGTCGCATAAGCAACCATTCCGGATCGAGCAGCACAGGAACGAGCGGAACCAAATAGCGAGGGCTGAAAAATGGTCCAGGGATTGTCGGCCGACTACAAGCACGGCAAAGAGGGCTACGTCCAGATCTCGGGGTACAAGCTTCCGAGCAAGACGTTCAACGTCAAGGAAGTCTTACTCAACGAAGACGACGTCACCAACGCGCGGAGCGGTGGCAAAGGGGAATCGGTCGCAGGACCGACTCGCTTGGAGGGCTCTTGCGAGTGCGTACTGGATGACGACAATTTTCCAGCCGGATCGCTTGGTATTCGAGCGGGGGCCGAAGTAACGCTCTTAAACGTCCTCTATACCGGCCGGACGATTCCTTCGCTCAAGGCGATGGTGACGGAGCTAGATCTCATGTCTGGCGTCTCCGGTGCGGTCAAGTACACGTTCTCTTGGAAGTCCCAAGGGGACTATGAGCTGGTCTAAGTGATCAACCCGTTTTCCCGTCAGAAGCAAAGGAACACCCGTGGGCGACATGAACGAACAGGATCGGATTGCGTCCCTGTTGGGGGCGTCGATGCCGATCAAGCTGGCCGATGGCTCGGTCCATGCGTTCAAGCCTCTCAACCTGGGCGAAGTCGAAGAGTGCGTCCGATGGCTCAGGTACCAGAAGCTTCGGGACGTGATCGAGGCGACGCGCGGAGCCGATCCGCAGGTTCAAACGAGACTGATCGATCGAGCCTATGAAGAATGCTCCCAGATGTCGTCCGAAGAGGTCATGGGAGGAATGAAGTCCCTGGCGGGCATTCGCTATGCCTTGTTTTTATCTCTCCGTCGAGAACATCCGGGGATTCAGTTAGAGCGGGTCTTCGACCTGGTGACGATGGACAACTTCATCGGTGTCAAAAAACAGATGGAGGTCGCGGCGGGCGAGGCGGACCCTACTTAAGGCTATCGGCGGACGACGTCGCCGATGGCGGAGAAGCCGACTTTGCCTGGCATCGCAAGCTATTGCGGGAGTGCTTCGCGAACCAGATTGACGTCGAGGGGGTTCTCCGGCTAACCCCGTACCAGCTTGTTTGGATCGCGACTAAGTTCCAGCCGAGCGAATCGCGAGTCTTTGAAATCGCCCGAGAGCGGCGGAAACGCAGACGAGAACGGGAGGCGGGCAAGGATGGTAGCCGAGCGTAAGGTTCTCGACGCTTACGTCCAACTGTCGGCCCGTGGTGCGTCGGCGGTCGGGTCGGCGATGAAGTCCGTCGAGGGGGTCGCTCGCGGGGCGTATGGGAGCCTTCAACGGGTCGCGGAGATCGCGGCGGGTAACGCGATTGCGGCGGGATTCTCTTCGATCGCGGGAGCGGTCGCATCGATCCCCGGGGCGATGATCAGTGCAAACGCCAGCTACGAGCAGGCAGCGGTTTCGCTGGAGGTTCTACTCGGATCGGCTGACGCGGCGAAGAAGCGGATCGCGGATCTAAACACGTTCGCGGCAACAACTCCGTTTGAACTGCCTGGAATTCTCCAGGCGAGTAAACAACTCGAAATGGCCAAGATCCCAGCCGAGGAACATCAAAAGGTTCTTCGGATGACCGGCGACATGGCGGCGGCGGCCGGCGTCGACATCTCCGAGCTAGGGATGTGGGTCAGTCGAGCGTATCAGCAGATTCAAGCCGGCGAGCCTTTCGGCGAGGCGGCCCAGCGAATGTCGGAGCTGGGCGTTTTGTCGGTCGATTCACGGGCCAAGCTGGAGCAGATGACCAAGGCCGGGGCGAGCAGTACGGAGGTTTGGAAAGAGTTCGAAAACGCGATGGGTCGCTTTGAAGGGATGACCGACAAGCAGGCGAAGACGTTTAACGGCCTGATGTCGTCGATGTCTGACGGGGTAAACAATACTCTCCGAGTCTTCGGCGAGCCCATGTTTAACATCATCAAGGCCGGCGTTGATCGGGCGACGGCGATCTTTGGCTCCGATGGCTGGGAAGAAAGCGTCAGGCGGGCCGGCGAAAATGTCGTCGCGGGGCTCCAGTCGGTCGCGGACTGGTTCGCTCCCCTGATCGATGGCGGGCAGCAGATCGCGGAAACGTTTCTCTCCTGGTTCGATGGGGTCGATATCCTCGGGACGCTCGACGGGGCTCTCTCCGTCATGAGCGATACCCTCGGGGTCGTGATGGAGATCGGGCAAGCTACCTTCGGGGCGATCCTCGAAATGGCCCAGGCCCTCGGTAGCGTTCTCTGGGATGTCGTTATTGGTTCTCTTGATGCGGTCGGGCTGACGGCGTCTGATGTCGGAGACGGGATCGGCTCGGTCTGGGACTGGATCATCGACAAAGCCAAAGCGGTCGCGGCGGCGATCCGAAACTGGGATTTGTCTTTTCAATACGTCTGGATCTACGCTCAAAACTTCGGCTTGAACCTGGTCGAGATGCTCGGGGCGTTCATCGCGAACGCTCAGATCGTCTTTCAGGACTTCCCCGCCTTCGCTTCAGCAGCCTTTGGCGCTGTCATGCAGTTGATGGAAAACCTCGGCACCAACATTGGCAACCTTGCTACATCGATTGGTACCTACATCGGCGAAATTCTGAGCGGCAACCTATTGGCGGACTTCAACGTCGACTTTAAGCCGTTGATGGAAGGGGTCGCGGAACAGCTCGAAGGACTCCCCGACCTGGTCGAGGCCCAGACGCAGTCGGCCAGGGAGCGATTCGGAAAAGAGCTGGACGCGCTCGATTCCCAGTGGAACACGCGCGAGGCCAAGCGGGAGCAGCGGATCGCCCAGCGTCGAGACGCACAAGGAAAGCTGATCGCCCAGGCGGCCGGTCTCGACAAGGAGGAGCCGGCGGCAGGACCAGGCGACCAGAAGAAGGTCGCGGCCAAGGCCGACACAGCGGGAAAAAAAGAGAAGGCGGTCGCCATTACCGACGTCGCGGCGTTCTGGGAGAAGCTCCAGGGGGCTTCGACAAAGGCCGGCGAAAAGAAGGCGGAGCAGCAGCGCGAAAAGCAGGTCACGGAAGCCCAAAAACAGACGAAGCTACTCGAAAAAATCGCTGAATCTCCAGCGGGGGCGGTGCTGGCATGACGCTACCGACACTGGTCCCGTTTACCGAGATCCACAAGTCGGGGACTGAGAGCCTCTCCGATGGAAAGTGGTCGGCCGAGCGGACGTTTAAGCTTCGCTGGGCGGATCGGTTCGCATTCGCCAACGACGTCATGGGCGGGATCATTCAAGGGGCCTGGACCCCAACCCCGACCCGGCGAAGCCCAGCCCAACACCCTTGGATTCCGACTCCCTGTTTTGCGAAGACCTTTCGCGTGCAGCCGATCGGCAAGAGCTATGACGCGGGGGATACCAAGACGGTCGGGTTTACCGATTGCCTAGTGACGATCGGCTACCAGACTCCCGAGGGAGCCGACGAAGACCAGCCCGAAGAATTAACCTACGTCGAAGAGAATCTCGACATCTCGGCCCAGATGGTGTCCATCCCGAAGGGAACCTACACGTTCCCCGACGGGACGATCCTTGATGAAAACTTCGGAAAACAGATGGGGTCGGCCGTCTGGTCTCTGAAGATCAGCGAATGGGGAGACTTCGACGTCGCGACGATTATCGACGCGATGGGGATGGTGAATAGCAGCGAGTTCAAAGGCTTTCCGACGGGCAAGCTCCTGTTTACCTCGGCCGGGGCGAGCCGGCGGTTTACCTCCAACGGAATCACGGCCTGGGACGTCGACCTGAAATTCGCATACCGAACCAAGAAATGGAACGAGTTCGTCAATCCCAAGACGGGGGACTGGGAACTGCTTAGTCCGCTCCCCTATGAGTCGACATCTTTTGCTTCTATCCTGCCGTTCTAAGGGGGGCCGATCATGCTGTCGAAGCTCCCGCAGTTCCGCAAGGGGTCGGTTCTCAAGGCTACCGATCTCAATACATTGGTAGACGCGATCAATTCGCTTTTGTCGATCTCGGTCTCCCCACCGCTCGCGATCCGTCGAGATGCGACGGGCTTGGCTATTTCGATGGTGAACGATGCGGACGAGGTCGAGGCGGTTCTCAAAACGCAGTTGGTCCGAGGCGGGACGGCCGACGCGGAGGTTCAGATATGGGACGGGACGGGCTGGGCGAAGACGGGCCGAGAGGTCAGGGTCAGGGACCGGAATCGGATACTGGTCGGGAAAAAGCTCGGGGCGGGAAAGCCGATCGGAGCAGGGAAACGCGGTCTCGTCCATGTGTTGACGGCTTACGACTGCGAAGACCTGGAGACGGTATAGATGGGCATCGTCGGGGCGTGCTGCGCGGAAGTCGAGGTCGATCCTCCCCCCAGCCTGTCGTCGTTCCCTCCTAGTTCGGTCAACCTGGTCCCGATCTGCCCGACGATTGCCTACCAAGTCCCTTTTCCTGGGTGTACGACATCCGGTCCGCTCCCGGTTTGGGGTGGGAATCGAGAGGCCCAAACAGTAATTTGGACAGAAAACGGCGTATTAGATGCCGTTTGCTATATGGGCCTAGTTCTGCCAGCGATCTTTGGCGGCCGAAACACCAACGATTCATACATGGTAAAATTCAGTTTTGACGGAACGACCCAAACGGGCGAGCGAATCCGAAACGACAAACAACTAAAGATCTATTTTCAAACCAAGCAGTATAGCGGCCCGCTTGATCTCTCGACTGGGAACCCATTGCCGGCAATTGCAGTTCCGGCGTATTTTCAAGGCTGGAGGTCGTACCTTGTCAGGGCTTACCCTTGGAGGCTCTACGTCACAGATGGTATGAAGACTATCGACCTTTACTGGAAGCTGGACTATTCGCGAGGGCCTGGGATTTGCCCAATTTTGCGAATGTACCGGGCCGAAGGATCTTTTGATGTAACGTCGGGATGTGCGAACTACTTTCTCTTTGGTCTTAGTTTATACGGGCGATGCCAGCCGATTGTTAAGGAAGAAGATCTTCCTAATCAGTTAAGATACCGGGCAACGCAAACAACAACCTTTGCTGGCGGGTGCTCGAATGCAAGCAACTCGGGATGTAAGGCTCCCGCTGACCCGATTCAGTGCAACTACAAGTCCGATTTTGATGGGTCGGTCGCGGAGTGGGTCATCAATCGCACAGTAATGACGGCTTACGATGGGGTTGTCCAGCAAGCCAGCTATTCGTCGACGGACTTCCCAAGCAGCGCAGGAAATTGGGAGGCGTCCCCTTTCACCGGCGGGAAAGGCGCTAATTTCAACTTCAACCCATACACAAGCGGAATTGGAAACGGTGTCAATAATTCGGGTTATTCGGGCTCTCATCGTGTTGGAGTCCGGCATACGATCACGCCTTACCCATGCACGGGTGCGTTAAATCATGAGTTCGTCGGATCTTTCCGGCATCGTCGGACAGCGACAACCGACCGGATTGGCGATATTATCGGCGGGAGCCTAAACGTACCAGCAACAACCTACTCTCAATCCAACCCGATCCCCCCGCCCAACCCCTGCGGGTTTACTGGATGTACCCCCATTGGTTGGTTGTGTGACCCGGTTGGATTACTGGCGGCCCAACCGACCCCGGTCCCAAATGAAATAGCGGTCTGTAATAACTACAACCCTGGCCCATATGTGACGGACCCTTCGACGTGTTGGCAAGATAGCAGCCTAACAAGTTTTCCCCCGCAAACGTGGAGAACACGAGAATACACGCCTGATTGTCGTCGATTCGGAAACACGTCTACCAATAGCTTCGGCGGCGGGCCAAACAACGGCGTTTTTGGATGCGATTTTCTAGTGGAGCCCCTCTAATGCCTCTCCCTCCCTGTCGTCGTCGTGTGACCCTTGGACCCGATCGCCACAACTGCACGGGACTAAGGGACAATTCGATCATCGTGTCCGATCACGGATGCCAGCTTTGCATAGAAAAAAACGGGGTTAATCCGTGGTTTTTGTTCAGGCAGTACATTGAAGCGGCTCTCTTTCCCCCGATTCCGGTCTACTCGAAAAACCGCCGGCGGCTGACGCTTGCGGCGATGATCCTCTCCCTGGCCCTGGCGGTCGGTCGCTACCTCTGGCGGGGCGGTCGTATCGTCCCCTGGAATGCCTACCAAGCCCGCCGGGCGACCTGTCGAGCGTGCGAG